TGCCGTGGTGCCCACATGGATGCGCTGGAGAGGTGCCAGCCACTGCACCGGGTTCTGCTCCGCATCAGCCATCTGGAAGGCCAAGGCTGCGTCATCGGTGTCGTTGTATTCGATGTTCTCGAAATCAGCCGTCACCGAACCCCACACCGTGTTGGGCTGGTAGGTGGTGCCGGCGTAAAGCACGCGCTGCTCATAGAGGCCGATCGCTCGCGGGTAACCCCGGTAGGGCGACCACGCACCCTCAGACCAGTAGGTGGTGGCCGTGACTGCCGGCAGGTTCGAACCAACCACCGTGGCGCTCAGCACCATGCCGCTGGTGTAGCCTGTCACCTTCACCAGACCCGTGACGAAAACCTGCGAGCTTTCCAGCTTGGTCTGGGCCTTCACGTAGTTGGCTGGGGGCGTGCCAGTCCACGGCGGGGTGGCAAACGGGCTGCCCGAGGAAGTCCAGTCCATGCGCAGCAGGCAGTCCACCAGCTCCGTGCCTGAGCCGTTCACATTGCGGTCTGACTGGCTGATGAACTCGCGGATGGTCTCCCACGTGGAGCCGCCATCAAGGCTGCGCTGCACCTTGATCTTACCCCACCAGTAGTTGGACGTCACAATGGTCCAGTCACCCTTGATCTGGATGGTGGAACTGGTGCCGCTGCCGCCTGAGATGTCCTGCGTGATGCTCGAGCCGTCGCGCTTGTAGGCCAGTTCGAAGTAGGCCCCCACGTGCTGTGAGTTGAAAATGGAACTGCTGGCCGTGATCGTGATGGCCCCGGTGTTGCCACTGGGCGTGATGGTGACGGTGCCAAGGTTCTGGTCCAACAGGGCCGGATAGGTCCAGCTGACATCCGCCAGTGTCCAGCTGGCATCAGCCAGGCGCGTCAGCTTCTGCACCGGGTAGGACGGGTGCACCAAATACATGACGTCGTTGATCTGTTTGAACTGAATCTGGAACAGGTCCGCCTCGAGGTAGGGCGAACTGATCTCGTAGGGCGCACCGATGACCGCCTTGTTCTTGTAGAACCGCACGTAGGTGTCACCGAACTCCAGCATGTAGGTCACCGTGGTGCTGTAGGTGAATGGAATCAGCCGGCACTTCTTCCCCGCGTTTTTGGCCGTGGCCACGTAGACCGTGCCTGCCCGATAGGCTGCCCCGCCCCACGGGATGGGCCGGAAGTTTTCCATCTGCCGGCAGCTGGTGTCGTATTTCTGAAGGTCAATCCGCGCATCAAGATACGGGGTGATTTCCCCGCCCGTGAAGTTGTTGAGGCCTTTGCGGATCGCCATGGTGCGTCAGCCGTTGGTGCTGCCCACCCGGGCCCGCAGCCATTCGGAGTCATTCAGGCGGTTGGGGAGGCCAGCACGCTCCTCCCGGGCGTCAGCGGCCAGTGCCCGACGCAGTTGCTTTTCAAAGTCCGCCTCCAGGCTCTGCTTCAGGGTCTTGGATTGCTGCAAGGGCCAAGCAATCTTGATGGCCAGCGACTGGCCGAAGAGGTCAGTCAGGATTGGATCCGTGATGTTGATGTCATTGCCGGCGTAAGTCAGGTCCGCCACGTAGACGATCTGGGCAATAACCTCATCGGTGAAGAGCTGCTTGCCCCGGATCTCGAACAGCTCAAGGCGCGGGTCTTCCGGGTCCGTGTCGTTGAAGGTGACCATCCGCAGATAGTCAGGCGGCAGCTGGTATTTGTAGGCCCACCCGAAGGCAGGCGTCTCCGTCAGCTGCACTAGCGTTGCGTCCTTGCGGGCCGGCTTCCACTTGCCCGCCCTGAGCACTTCCTGAATGGCCGGGTAGATGCTCTGCTTGCAGAGCCTGGCCGACACGTTGTTGTCATCCAGCGAGGCAATGACCACCTGCTGGCCCACCTCAGCGAGGGCGTTGTTGGCGATGTCTACGAGTGAGGCCATGAAATTGGGTCGGTGAGGAAAGAGAAAAGGGCCGGAGCGAGATTGCTCCCACTGCCGGCCCCTCCCCAAACGCAGGCGTCACCGAACACCTGCGTGATTGTTTCGTTACGGCAGGACGTAGGTGATGATGGCCGTGATGACCTTGCCCGCCGTGATAGCGGTGATCGCCACGAACTTCAGCGTCACAACGTCATCCGCAGACGCCGTGGTGCCGACGACAGCCACAGGGGCCAGTTCGGTGCCGAGCGTGTTGGTGAACGGGAAATACCCGCCCGCCGAGATGTCGATGGTGCCGCTCCAGCGGTTGGCGGTGGTCTGATCCCCGATGCGAACCGTGACACCCGTGCCCACGGTGGCCGTGGTCAGGTAGGACGATTTCTGGGGGAGCAGCTTTGCGCCAGGCGGGAGCTTCACGAGGTTCACGAGGTCGTTGGTGACCTCGGTGCCCAGCGCCGTGTAGGACACGATGGCCACCCGCTCCTTGCCCGCGACATCGCGTTCAAGCGACGTGCCGACATTGAGCGACTGACCACCAGTGCCGATCTGGCTCTGGTAGATGGTGGAATTGCGCGTAGCCATGGTAGAGACTCCTTAGTTGAGGGTTATGGCTTAGGCGGCGGTTTCGTCGCAGGCGCACGAGACCACGTAGGCCTCCTGCATCCGCGTGGCACCGATGCTCATGTCCATGAAGACCTGGGTGGCGTAGTTCTTGTCAGCGCGTTCGCTGACACGCCCACGGGCGTCAGAACCGACCGCCAAGAGCAGGCCGCTTTCCACCCAACCGAAGTTGGTGGCGATGTTCGAGGCGACGGCCAGCCGCTGGGAGCGGACAAACTCGAAGCCCATGAACATGTTGGTCTCGCCGGCAACGAGGGCCTTGACCTGCGACGTGTGAATGTCGGAGACCTGGCTGACGTTGAGCAGGAGGTTGTCCAGCTGGCGCTGACGGTAGGCCCAGTAGAGCTTGGAGCCCTCCGGGTATTCCGCAGCGGACAGGAGGGACTTGCCCTGCACGAGCTTGGCGAGGGTGAGGCCGGAGTTGGAGCCGGTGCCGCCCGAGATGTAGTTCACCGGGATGACATTCGCAGCGAGGAACGAGACGGCGGAGACCGTGCCGTTGCCCGTGCCGGTGTCGGCGTAGGCGGTGCCGGTGGCAGCCGAAATCACCTCGTCATCCTTGGCGCGGTTGAACGCCATCGCCGCGTTCTGCGCATAGGCGCTCGTCGGGTCGATGAGGATGTCAACGTTGTCGAGGTGGTCGATGAGGTCCGACCACACATACTGGTTGAGGTAGGTGGCGCGGCGCTGGTGGTTGGTGTCGATGCGCGGCGTGTCTTCGTGACGGGCCGTGATCTTCACAGCAGCGGTGGCACCAATCTGCTCGTAGAAGCGAGATTTGCCGTGCTGCGCTTCCATGCGGACTTTCCCGGTGAACCGGGAGTTCATCTGCTGGGCGAGAAATTCGACGTTGGCGGAATATTGTTCCACCATCGCCGTGGTAATCTGGACAGACATGTGAGTGAGAAACTTGAGGTTTCATCACGGCATTGCTGCGTTCTCCCGAAGTGGGGCGCTACCGTTAAGGTGGCCGCTTTCAGGGCCTGCCAGGCAGGTTGTCCAGTGCGCTCTACGTTGGTAGGCATAGGGCTGGCATGTAGGCCAAGACAAGCAAAAAGGGGTAGCGAGATAGCCCCCGGTCCATCAAAACGCTCCTACGTGGTCAGGAATGGCCGCAATCGGTGGGCATAAAAAGGCCCCGACTTCCCTTGCGGGTCCACCGGGGCTCGCGCCGTCAGGCGTTGTGGCTACCTGTTATCGCTCAGGGTTGCGCGGGCGTCGGGGGCGGCACCACCGACAGATCCACGTAGTAGACCTGCCCGGGCTTAATCACACCCTTGAGCGCGGGGTTGTCGATCGTCAGCTCCAGCTTGCCTCCGGGGGTGGCCGAAGCAAAGGAGTTGTCCTCCTTGCTGTAGCCTGGCCCACCGCAGACAGGGCTGAGTTCCACCTTATCGCAGTAGGTGGAGCTGGTGACCGAACGGACTTCCATCTTGGCTCTGATGTTCATGGTTTTGAAACCCCCGGCTTACTGGGCCGGGGAATTGGTCAGCCTTCGGTGGAGGTGAGCTGCTTGATTTCCGACATGAAGCCAGCGTGGCGAGGATCCGTGTTCTTGTAGCCCTTCGTGGTCATGATAGTCCGAAGCTCCGTTAGGCGCTCCTTGGCGTTGGGCTTGGCCGGTTGCGAGCCACGGGCACCGGCAGCACGATCTTCACCCGTCATCTCTGCCACCTTTACCATGGCCTTGATGAACACCGGATCATTGCCCAGTGCCGGGTGGTTGGCCAGCGCCTCACCGCCAGCTTGCAGCGCACCCTTCTTGGCCAGCGCCATCTTCTCTGGGTAGCTGGCACCGAACTCCGCCTTCAGGGCCTTCTCAGCTGCCGCCTGTGCCTGCTGCTGCATTTCGGTGAGCTTGGTGAAGGTCTGGGCACCGTTCTCGAGGTCGAAGGCAGCCAGCTTGGCAGCCTGCTCCTTGGACAGACCCAGCTCATGGGCCAGCTTGGTGAAGCCGTCAGCCCGGGTCTGATCCCACAGGCCTTCCGGCAGGGGCTTGTCACCCAGCTTCTCCGGCTTGGTGATGCCGTAGTCCTTGGGCGTGGCAGGACGGCCAAGCTTTTCGTAGAAGGCGTTGCGCTCTTCGGGCGTGGCATCAGGGCCAGGCACCGCGATCTTGTTCTGGTTGCCGTTCATGCGCTCCAGCGCCACGTAGCTCTTGGCGAAGGCCTCGGGGCTGGTGAACTTCTTGAGCGTGTCGGGCAGGCCCAGCGTCTTGTGCCAGTCGGGCTTGAACTGGCCCTTGTCATCCAGCACGGAGCGGAAGTCTGAGCTGGTCTGCTGCTGCTGCTGCTGGCCACCAGCGCCACCGGCATCACCACCAGCCGCACCCTTGCCTGCATCGCCAGCAGCACCGCCCTTGCCGTCGCCACCAGTGCCACCAGCACCAGCACCAGCATCACCACCCGTGCCGCCATCACCTCCACCCCCTCCATCAGCGGGCATGAAGGAGGACATGGCGAAGCAGAACAGGAATTTGAGGAAGTTGTTTTTCATGGTCGAAGTGGTTGGGTTGATGTTCAGCGGGCGTAGTAGCGGATTTCGTGGTCACGCGGGTGGTTCTTGAGCAGCCAGGCTTTGAAGGCCGGCGTCTGATCACCCAGCATAGGGTCCATGTCAGGGGCGTCAGGATAGCTGCGGGCCCGCACCTCGTTGACCTGTGCAGCCGTCAGACCCTTCAGGGGCTCAGGCGAGGGCTTAAAGCCCTTGGGAGCCTTCGCCACCACAACAGCCTTGGCAGTCACCTTGGTCGGCTTCTTGCCCTTGGGGGCCTTTGCCACCACAGCGACGGCAGGCGCGTCTTCCTGTTCACTGCGATAGGTCTTGGTGCCGAGTGATTCGGCAGCGGTCTGCGTGAGAGCCACGGGCTTACGAGCGGCCACGGACGGTGGCACCTCGGGAATGTCGTCTTTCTTGGATTCGGTGGATGGGTTGGGCATAAATCAGCGGAGTTCAGCCAGCACTTTTTCACGGGGAATCGTGACGTTCAGCTGGAGCAGTTGTTTTTCGAGGGGTTGCGTGACGTCGATGCGGGGCGGGATGTAGAGCGCCGGCAGCGGTACCTTGGTGTCATCAGCCGGAGCCTTGTAGTCCTCGGGGAACTGCGTGGGGTCACGAGTCACCGAAATAGCAGGAGGCAGCTCCTTGAGCTTGGAGTCACGCAGCTGGCGGTTCTGGTTGCGCAGCTCTTCGGCCTCCCGGTTCAGCCGTAGGAACGCCACCTCACTAGCCCGGTGTGATCCGGCATTGTGGCCGTTCACCCGCACAGTGTCCCGCATCTGCTTGGTGACAGTATCCACCTGACGCTCCAGTGATGCGGCCAGCTTCATGGCCTTGCGGAGCAGGCGCAGCAGTTGCGCCTTGGTCATCTTCTTCGGGTTGGTGGTGCGGTGCTTTCGTTTGATGCGTCTTTTCATGTCGGTGATGTGTTGCTGGCAGCCTTCTTGGGTTTGGCTGGTTTCCTGAACTGAAAGTCCAACATGGCCTGGATGTGATAGAGCGGGTGCTTCATGCACTCACGGCGCACGATCTCATCCGTGCTGGTGCCTGTGGTCGCTGTGGGCTTGTGCCAGCCATAGCGGGTCTGAAGGTCAGCCAGCACACGCTGCCCGTCTTCCCGGGCGAACAGGCGCTTGTAGGCCCGCACCAGCTGGGCCGTGTCATCGGCCTTCTTTTGGGCCTGCTCGGTGAGTGAGCCGCTGAAAGGTTCGGTGCTCATACCGTGTAGGTCTGGCCCTTCTCATCGCGCACCACGAAGTCAGGAACAATCTCCACCTTCATGCCAAGGAGTTGGTCCACGGCTTGGTCACCATCCAGAGCCCGGCAGTCTGCCACCAGAGCAGCCAGACAGACCTTACCGAGTTCGATGCTGACCGGCTTCAGGTCTTGAGCATCAAGGTGGGCTTTAACTGCAAGAACACGTTCGAGTATCGGCTTGTTCATTCGGTGATTTCATTGGGGGCTTATCTCATGGCAGCCGCAGCCTGGGGAAGCCGTTCGGTTGCCTGTTGCTGGGCTTGGGGCCCAAGATTCTTTGCGCTGCGGGTCATCAACTCGGCAGTCTGTGCCTGCTGCTGGGCCGCTGCCGCCTTCTGCTGGTCAGCCGTCATCTGGTCCACGGTGCGGTCATCGTTGAGCAGCTTGGCCGGCATACCCACGTTGCGGGCCAGACGGCGGAGACCGTCACGCCACCGGAACATGTTGACCACGGACGGATCCAGCGGGGCAATCTGTTCGATGATCTGCACCATCGTGGCGAACGCCTGATTCTCGGCAGCCTTGATGGCCAGGGCGATTTTGGAGGTGTAGACGATCTCGTATTCTCCGTCATGCTCAAGGTCAGCCGGAATCGCAGGATAGGCACCACCACGGGCGAGAATTCCAAAGGTGCGCTCCAAGATGGGCGTCAGCTTCTCCACCACCATGCGGGCGAACAGCGGGCTGAACAGGTTCAGTTTCTCCGCCACCATCTGCTGCACCTCGTAGGCCGTCTTCTCCCGCTTCTGCTCCTCCATGTTGGAGAGCATCTGGAACATCGGGTTGTAGAAGGCCTGCTTGATGCGGGTGCGCTTCTGCTCCGTCTTCTGCTCGCCCAGGTCGATGCGGTTCTTCAGCTCCATCTGCTCTGGCTTGCCAAGCGTGCCGGTGCCCGTGTCCCAGTAGGTGATGCCGTTGGGGCGATTGTCGGGCAGGTAGCTGGTGTCATCGGGCATCAGCCACGGCGGGTTCACCATCTTCTCCACGCCGGTCAACAGGTCGCGCTCCATGGCGTTCACCAGCTTGATCTCCGGCAGCGTGTCGATGCCCGGCCCCCGTCCATAGATTTCGTTGTTAGAGCGCAGCAGCCGGCTGACCGGATAGGGCATCTCGTAGTAGCCGCCTTCCTCCATGCCGTTCTGGGCAATCACGTGCTGGTCTTCCACGCACACGTAGATGGACCTATAGGGCCGCATCCACGGGGCAGCGGGGCCACCCTTGTAATGGGCGTCCTGACGGGGTTCTACAAAGTGGATGAACGTGAAAAGCTTGTTCGAATCCGAAGGGATGTTGCTGCGCAGGGCTTCCTGCACCATGCGGCCAAGCGCCTCGGTGCCCCATTTCTGCTGGGCCTGACGGGCTGACCACTTCCACTCACGGGCAACGGTGTCCACCATGCCCTCACTGTCCTCATCAATGGCGAAGGTGCCCACGGGCACGTTGATGTAGTTCAGCTTGAATTTCTTTCCCTCTTCGATGAGCAGGCAGCTGGAGCAGAACTGGCCGGCATCAAGAAAGTCCTCGTGGATCGCCAGGTAGAAATTGCTGGAGTAGATCGCATCAATGGTGATGTCCGACACCTCATCCAGCCACTCCTTCAGGGCCGGTGAAGGGTTCTTGCTCTTCGGTTCGAACCGGAACCACTTCTCACCAGCCGGCACGATGTGGGACAGCAGACCGGCAGCAAAGACGTTCAGCGCCTCGGTGGCGGTGGTGTCATAGATGTTGATGGTCTGGTTCTGACCGGGCGTGTATTTGGTCAGGATGTTGCCCTTGCGGGGGGCAATG